CCCAGTTAGAGTCCGCCGTCCGTTCGATCCACAAAGCCGCACAAAAGCTGCCAAACGAATGTTTCGTCAAGCAGACCGCGGAATGGGCAATGGAGATCGTCGAGCCGAAAACAAAAGGCTTTAGCGATGTCCTCTGAAGACATCTTCATAACCACCTATCTGGTCAGCGGGTTCGCCCTGCTGGCCTTTTTATTTTGGGACGCTTGGAAAGAGCGGTAGAAATTTTAAAAATTTCCGGTTGACAAGTATGGGATTATATGTTATAGTATAAGAACAATCAGAAATGATTGTCTCACCCCGATGGGCGGGGTGCGCTTTTTGAAACTGTTAATCACTATGGGAGGTATCTATGCCAGATACAACTAACCACGCGTCCGTTTGGGCGGTTCAAAGCCGGTTACACAAAACCAAAGACTGGGGCGATTGCGTCAGCTTTGCCTCGATCCTGATCGAGGAATGTAACGGCAGCCGACTAGATGTCGGAACCGACAACACGTTCGATCTGGGTTACGTCCGCGCTCAAGCAGCCTTGAACTACCACCGAAAAATGTTCGGTAGTAGCCAAGAATTTCAAGTCGTCCTGAAAAAAGGGTGGTTTGAAAATGTTGGAAAAGAGTTTACCTTCAAAGGGTTAGCTCAAAAGGTTGAGTGACCGCGGCTCACGGGGCAGCTTTCGGGCTGCCCCTTTTTTGTGCCGAAACCACAGAACGGTTACTCTTCTTCAGAAGCGTTATTTCGGGTATCACCTTATATAGGGAGAAATTAAAAAAAAATATTTTTGTTTAAAATAGGTGTTACCGGTGTTACCGCGTTACCTTTGGTGTTAAACATATATAATACAAAGAAAAAAAGGTAACACTATAGGGGTAACACTATGAAATCAGAGGTGTTACCTTTTAGTTAAATGCCAAATCGGCCTTAGTGTGATTTGAGCGCGTTTTTTATAAAAAATATTTTTGACCCTATATAGGTATATCCTGTATAAACTATGGGAGTTGACCTTTTTAACGGTGAAATCCTTATGGCAAGTAAAGCAGCAAGTAAAGTGACAGGAAAGCCCCGTGAAACGCGGGGCAGGCCACCAGCAACCGTTGAGCAGCCCCTGACGCGCAAACAAGAGCTTTTTGTGAAAGAGCTTGTAAGTAAAGACGGCCAGATAACCTTGCGGGAGGCCGCCATCAATGCTGGCTATTCGGCTTCGTCCGCACATACACGAGCGTATGAGCTTACAAACCAGCATATATCCCCGCACGTCGTGGCGGCGATCCAATCCTATCGGCGCGAGTTAGACGAAAAGTATGGGGTAACATATCAAAGGCATTTAAGAGATTTGCAAACTATTCGCGATGTGGCTTTGCAGAACGGCGCATATAGCGCAGCCGTGCAGGCGGAATATAGACGGGGGCAGGCGCAGGGCGACATTTACGTTAACAAATCGGAAATCCGTCATGGCTCGATTGACAGCATGAGCAAAGAAGACGTGATGAAAGCTTTAGAGGAAATCAAACAAAGTTATGCCCCAGTCACAATCAACATCACCCCTGAAGAAACAACGAATGCCAGCAATCGCGGTAAAGCGAGAGGCAGGCTTTTACAAGCAAATGAAAGAGGCGACGCAACGATCGACGCGGAAATTTCTTCTAACGAGGATTGAAAATTCTATCGGCGCGGGTATTCCTGATGTTCTTTTGTGCGATGAACAAGGCACGTTTCATTTTGTAGAACTAAAGTTTTTGACCAGCAACGCCGTCACCCTGCAACCGTCTCAAGTGGCGTGGCTTTCCCGTCACCAGCATAGTCCGTCATGGATATTGATCAAAAAACAGAATAAGCCGACTGATGAACCCGAATTGTTTTTGTATCCGGCTGGTGCAGCCGTCGATCTAAAGATGGACGGGCTGCAATCCGTTGAGCCGATACACCATCAAAAAGGGAAATTTAACTGGGATGTCGTTTTTGACTTGATATGTCCTAGATAATCCCATACGGTAGCGCATCGTTAACTAATACGGGAGTTAAAACGATGGAAACCAAAACCTATGATGTGCAGATTGAGGCCATTGTCACCAAGACAATTCGCGTCAATGCGATTGATAAGGATGCTGCCCGTGAACTGGCGCATGAGATTTTCACTGTCGCCAATGATGATCATGAAGAGCGTTACGAAGAAAACACGCTAAACATCTTTGAAGTTGGCGATGAAGATCGCAATGAAAAGCCAGCTTGGGAAAGGGGCGACAGATGAAAACCTATCTTGTGGAAGTAAGTGCGGTGGTTTGGAAACAGATCGAGGTTCGCGCTGAGTCGGTCGAGGCCGCAGACAAACTGGCTCATGAGTTGTTTGATCTAGCTACGGACGGTTGTCCAGAATGGATAAGTTTGCGGCATGACCAAGAAACCCGAATGATTTGGGTGGACGACTCTCCCAGCATTCGTAATTGGAAGGCGGTAATGTGATAATGAAATATTATATTGGAAACATAGACGAGCAGTATGGTGAGTTCGAGTTCGAGGAAAGTTTTTTGTTTGCCACCGATGGCGACGCAGATCAGTTGATGGAAAAACTTGCCAAAGACTGGTATGGGCTGGATGAGCATGACTCTGACGGTCTGCCCGAAGGTATGTACTGGAATTGTGGTGAAGTGGCCTATGGGGCTGGTCGTCATTTCGAGGTGACCAAGGCCACCTATGATGAGCTAAAAGCCAAGCGTGTCTTCACTGAAATTTATCCTAAAACTTTTGAGGAGGACAGTGATGACTAAAACCTTGATGGAATGCTTGAACTGCAAGCACACCGAAGAGCATATTGCGCCATTGCCGGAGCAATGCCCGAAATGTCAATTCTATTGTTATTACAAGCCAGAGGAAATGGACGATGATTGACGTTAAAAGAAAAATTCATATTGATCTGGTGGCATTGTATGATCTGGCTTACCAGAACGATCTCCCCGAAATATGCGGGGCATTGTCTAATGTTGAGCGTATGGTCTGGGAATTGCGCCGACGTGAAGATGACAAAAAGAATTGGGGGCAGGGGTTAACGCAACAAGAGGCAGACGATCAGTCTTATTTTGAAAATTTACAAGACTGTTTAAACCATGAAAGAGGGGCGGCGGCATAATGTTCTTATTGCATTGGATAGCCCGCCTGATACATGGCGACGACTGGGAAAGACACGCCCGCAAGCCCCGAACCCGACGACGGCGTCGTCGATAACTAAACAAGCCCCGCCCTGACACGGCGGGGTTTATTTTTGCCCCCGACAGTATTTTTTAAAATTTCCGCTTGCATGGGGTGCGATAATATGAGACAACACGCATAGGCCTTTTTAACGGGGCGTCGGCCTAGCCCCATCACAACTACGGGAAATAGTAAAATGAACCTATTAATCGAAAACAGCCAAAACACCCTGACACGTTTGATGGAAAAAGTTCGCGACGACGACGCAAGGCAGGCGGATTATATCGCCCCAACGCACGATTTGCAGAAAACAACCGACGCCAACGGCGTTCCACAAGTCGTTATTGAACAGCGGGGCGGCGTTCCGACAACTATTCTGGACGTTAACGACGTTTCATTCGGGCAGATAGCAGGTCATGCGGGGATTGATGTTAGAACCGCCCGCCGCTTGCAAGCGGGCTATTCTGAGCAATTCGACGGCCTGATTAACGCTATCTGGCAAAAAGAACCGTCGGTGCGTATGTTACGGTCATATGAGGGGCTTGCCCTGACCGACGGCGGGCGCGGTAAATTGCGGGCTTTTGTTTCCGACAAGTTTAAAACTTTCGATAATGTAAACTTGCTTAATTCGGCGTTGCCGCAATTAATGGAAAGCCCCGCGCAATTTCAGGTTGTTAACGCAACCGTCACCGACAAGCGGTTATATTTGCGCCTTAAATCCCTAGTCCATACGGGCGACGGCGCGGGCGTCGGGGATGTAATGGCGAACGGTATCGGCTTGCAAAATTCTGAAGTCGGCGCGGGTTCTGTTTCGGTCTATCAAATCGCATGGACGCTGGCTTGCTTAAACGGTATGCAAACCCAAAACAAAACGCGGTCAAGTCATATCACAAGCGGGCGCGACGCCGACGACTGGGGCTTGCTTTCCGATCAAGCAAAAGACGCCGACAACCGCGCCCTTGAATTGAAAATCCGTGACCTTGTCGGGGTTTATTCAAGCCGTGATAGTTTTGACGCCGTTTTGGAAAGCATGAAAGCCGCCGCCGCCGACGTTATTGACGCCGACGCCGACAAGGCCGCCGTCGTCGAAAATTTAGGCGCGGTTATGAAGTTAACCAAAAAAGAGACCGGCGACGTTTTAAACGGGTTGCTTGATACGATAGGCCAAGCGGGTTATGAACGCGAAAAACCGCTTTCCCGTGCAACCCTAATAAACGCCGTGACGGCGGTATCACATAAGGCCGACGCCGACGACGTCGATTTATGGCAACAACGCGGCGGCGCGTTGCTATCCATGCGCCCCGCCGACTGGCAACGGGTTGCCGTTGCCGCGTAAATCGCCCCATATAACGACGACAAGCCCCGCCCTAAAAAGCGGGGCTTTTTTATGCAATTTGACAAATATGGGATAATATGAGATAAACCGAAAAGTTTTAAATTTTCTAAAGGGGTTTACCATGCTTAAAACAGTCAAAATTTCACAAGCGAATAAAACGGCGGGTTGCGCCGTTACCTATCGGGCGGGCAAGGCGAATAAATACGATACTTGCCCCGCGTCGTGCGAATTGAACGCAAGCGGGCGCGGTTGCGCCCCGTCGGAGATAGACGCCGAATATCTCGACGCGGTTTTAGATAGCAAGCCGCGCGGCGGGCATGGGTTTACCTATTCGCATTTTGATCCGCTTTTTTGGGCGCATAAATTAAGCCCCGTTAAAACTGTTATTAATTACAGCGCGGCGACAATTAAAGCCGCCGCCGTTTATGCGCGGGCGGGCGTTCCCGCCGTCGCCGTCGTTCCCGCTGATTTTTGGAAAAAGAACGGCAACGCGAAAAACACAACGGCTATTGGCGTGCGGGGCGTGCGTTGCCCCGCTGAATATTTGGACGGCATCGGTTGCGCTAATTGCGGCGGGGAAAAAGCCCCGTTATGCGCCCGCTTAAATCGTGATTTTTTTGTCATGTTTACCGCGCACGGGGCGGGCAAAAAGAAAGCGGGCAACCCCGACGCGGCGGGCGGTTGCTATGCCGACGGCGGGCGGGTTGCTATTCATTGGAACGCGACAAGCGCGGGCGACGATGACGGGTTAACCGACGCGCAACGGTTGCGGGCTTTTGTAAAAACATTGCCCCCGCGTTCTGTTTTACGGCATCACGTTGCGGGCGATATCGGAAAAGAATAAACCCGCCCCGCTTGCCCCGAATAAGCCCCGCATTGCGTCGGGGCTTTTCTTTTATGAGATTATATGCGATAACGGTGCCCCGTTAATCATATGAAAGGTTTTAATCATGGTTGAATATATCCAAACAAAAGACGGCGATACCGTGCAAAAAATCGCGCTTGGTAATATGGGCGCGGGCGATTTGATAAAGCGCAAGCCCGACGCTAAGGCGGTTTATGTTATCAATTTTCGGGAAAAGGCAAGGCGCGGCAAGCCCGCTTATTATTCGCTTTCAAAATACGATGATATGAACAGTGAGATTTTCTTATCGGCGGAAACGCCCGTTTTTGTCGGGTTTACTTTCTAAGGCGATTTAAGCCCCATACAACGCCTGTAAGCCCCGCTTGGCTGTATACCTAGCGGGGCTTTTCTTATGCCCGCTTGTCGGGCTTCCTAGCGCGTTTTAAAGAGTTAATCATGCCACGGGCGGCGGCGCGGGGATTGCTGAAAACATACGGCGGAAAAATCACGGCGGGGCGCGATACGAAAAACGCGGGGCGCGATACGAAAAACGCGGGGCGCGGGCGTCGGTATTTTTAAAAATTTTCACGGCGCATGGATGCCGGGCGAATAAATGCCGGGCGAATTGCGCGGCGCATGATACGCGGGCGGCGGGGCGTGATGCGCGGGCGTCGGGGCATGATGCGTGATGCGCGGGGCGTCGTCGGGGCCCCGCCATATCGGGTCAAAAAACCGTGATAAATCAACAAGTTACAAAGATCACGCAGCGCGGCCGCAGGCTTTGCTGGCGCAGGCAAGGGCCATGTTTCTCTCAAATATTTATATAAAAAACGATATGGGTTGTTTCACGTGAAACATTGCCTATTTTTTAGGCACCTCCTGCCCAAATACGGGGCTTAAATTGCCTATTTTTTAGGCAAAAACGGAAAACTTGTTAACTGTGCAAAAAACAGGCATATATATTTTATAAATTTTTTTGTTCAGGGGCCCCCTATGGATGTTTCCGATCAGGAGTTGAAGCTTCGCCTGCGACTCGCGCAAATCGAAAAGAATGAAGCTTGTCAGGAAGACTTTTTAATTTTTGTAAAAACTATGTGGCCGGAGTTTATTGCTGGTCGGCACCACAAGATCATTGCGGAAAAGCTGGAAAGAGTTGCAAAAGGCGAACTAAAGCGCTTGATTATCAACATGGCCCCGCGTCATACGAAGTCAGAGTTCGCATCCTTCTTGTTTCCGGCGTGGATGATGGGCAAGAACCCGCGGATGAAAATTATTCAGGCAACGCACACCACGGAGCTTGCCGTTAACTTTGGTCGTAAAACCAAAAACCTTTTAGACGACGACCGCTATAAAGAGGTGTTCCCTGATGTTAAGTTGGCTGCGGACAGTAAGGCGTCTGGACGTTGGGATACCTCTAGCGGAGGCATGTACTATGCTGTTGGCGTTGGCAGTAATCTTGCTGGCCGTGGCGGCGATCTTGTAATTATTGACGAT